TCTTTGATGAATCACTATAACATTCATATAATGTTAATGTTTGTGAGTCATGAACAAATGAATGTTTCAACAAGTAAGGATTCTATGTACTATATGCAATGTTTTAAAAATTGGTGTGGAAAAATAGAAAAATAATTAGTGAGAAGTATCTATTCCCTTAAATTATGATAAACAAATAGAGTGTGCTTGTATTATTCACATAATTTTAGATTGGAAAAATGAAAAGAACGCCTTTTAAAGGCGCTCTTTGATGAATCACTATAACATTCATATAATGTTAATGTTTGTGAGTCATGAACAAATGAATGTTTCAACAAGTAAGGATTCTATGTACTATATACGATATTTTTTAAAAATATTGTAGAAAATGAAAAATAATTAGTTGGCGGAGTTAAAGTGATTTTTGGAAAAATACACGTTTATATTAGGGGATTAATCTAAGCATTAAATATATTCGTACGTATAATTATAATATGTGAGCTGTGAACGTAATCAACTTGAATTTCCAATTTGATTATTAGTAGCTATTTTTATTCTAAGGAAAATTCAGGTGCCTAGATATTTATTGGTATTAAAAAAAAATTCTTAGTTTAAAAATAATCTCTCAAAATATTAAATAAGGAGGAAACAAATGAATAGTAATAATTGTTTTGGTCACAATAATTGTAATCCAATCGTTTTTACATCAGACTGTTGTGATAATCCGCAAACAGTACCAATTACTAGTCAGCAATTGGGACAACTAATAACATTATTAAACTCATTAATAACAGCTATCGCTGCATTCTTTGCAGATCCAAGTGATGCAAATAGATTAACATTACTCAATTTATTTACTCAACTACTAGATTTACTCAATTCGTTAGCACCATCTCCAGAAGGTAATTATTTAAAACAATTAATTCAAAGTATAATAACTTTACTACAATCTCCAAACCCAGACCTAGGTCAATTAGCATCGTTGTTACAACAATTTTATAGTGCACTTGCACCATTCTTCTTCTCATTAATTCTTGACCCTGCAAGTTTACAACTCCTATTAAACTTATTAACTCAATTAATTGGTGCTACTCCAGGAGCAGGAGCGACAGGTCCAACAGGAGCAACGGGAGCGACAGGCCCGACAGGTCCAGCAGGGACTGGTGGTGGAGCAGGTCCAACAGGAGACACAGGTCCAGCAGGTCCGACGGGTCCAACAGGAGACACAGGTCTAGCAGGCCCGACGGGTCCAACAGGAGACACAGGTCTAGCAGGCCCGACAGGTCCAACAGGAGACACAGGTCCAGCAGGTCCGACGGGTCCAACAGGAGACACAGGTCTAGCAGGCCCGACAGGTCCAACAGGAGACACAGGTCTAGCAGGCCCGACAGGTCCGACAGGAGACACAGGTTTAGCAGGCCCGACAGGTCCAACAGGAGCAACAGGAGGTGCGGGAGCAGGGTCCATCATTCCTTACGCATCTGGAATTCCAGCAGTACTAGTAACGGTTCTTGGAGGGCTAGCTGATACAGGGACAGTTCTAGGGTTTGGAAACTCGTTTGTTGGTGTTCAAGTAGGTGGTGGCTCAATCAACTTAAGTCCATTAATTACTGATTTTGCATTTGTGGCACCTAGAGCGGGTACAATTACTTCATTAGCTGGCTTCTTCAGTGCAACAGCAGCAATATCTTTACTAGGTAACGTGCAAATTGAATTGCAATTGTACAGCGCACCAGCGACAAGCAATACCTTTACTCCAGTAGGTACACCGTTGTTATTAGCTCCAGCATTGAATATTATTAATATTGGTACTACTTCGACAGGTATAAGTGCACAAGCGATTCCGGTAGCTGCACAAGACAAAATATTATTAGTTGTTTCTACAAATACACTCGGTTTAAGTTTAGCCTCTGTTATTGCAGGATTTGTGAGTGCAGGTATTACATTCGAATAGTATTTAATATATGTCTTGGTTAAAAAATAGTTGTAAAAAGAGGTTGTCAAAAAGTATTTATAGAATTACTTTTAAAGGCAATCTCTTTTTATATGAATTCTATATTTAGCTGTATGAATTTTTGTTAATTTGTATACTTAGTAAATCAATTAAACAGCTTGAAAAGTAAGATTAAATGTATAATAATTATGTTGAAGAAAGTTTTATATTATGAATTTACTTAGTCAAAGAAAATAAGGAATAAATATAAAAAAGAATAAAGTTCGGCTAGAAAACTAGAGGACACCAATTCATTAAAGCAGCAATTAAAGCTGTTTTAGAATGGGTGTCCTTTTTATTTTGAAAAGGGAGATGGGGAAATGAAGGTGTTAAAGGATTAGTCACGTGAGTGGAAAAAGCAATCCAAATCAGCAAAGAAGAAATGCAAGAAAAAGCGAAAAGAGAAATTTAGTACTCGTGAAATTGAAGAGTTAATGGGAGTTCATGGGCCACGTTATGAACACAGACGTGGAGCAGTAAGACAAAAATAATAACAATGGAGGAATTTAATATGAATAAACAATTATCATTTAAAATGCCTGTTTTAGATGAAGAAGAGACAAAAAATGAAGTTGAAAAAGTATTTGAGGAGTATCGTATGTATTTATCTCAAATGCCAAGTGACATTTTACCAAAAGTAACTGCATCGTATTCAATTGTTCCTCCATCCGTAACAAATGAATTCAACAGTTCTACAGAAAACATAGCGATTGAAAGGTTAAAATATGAAATGGCTAGAAATAAATTTATGAATTGGGTTCATAGAGCTGTAAACAGATTACCAAAAAGAGAAAGACAGATCATTCATATGTATTATATGGAAGAAGAGAAGGGCTATAATCCGGACATAATGGATGAAGTGAGATTAGGTAGAACTACGTATTATAAAGTGAAAGGGAAAGCTTTATTACGTTTAGCTTTCAGTTTGCGAAAAGAAGTGTATAAACAGAAGGCACAAACTGAAGAGGTAGAAGTAGTATGAACATTGTACAGCCGATAAGAGACAAAGAAATGATTAAAGAACTAAAAGAATATTTCAAGGAACAGAATGAACGTAATTACATTCTGTTTCTTCTTGGTATTAATACAGGATTACGTATTTCAGATATTCTACGCTTGCGAGTACGTGACGTTGAAGGATGGAATATTTTTATTCGTGAAAAGAAAACGAATAAGATTAAAGATGTAAAGATGCCATCTGATTTAAAGAAAGCATTAAGAGATTATACAAAAGGAAAACTAAAGAATGAATTTCTCATCAAAAGTAGGAATGGTAAGAACAAGCCAATTACGAGATCGATGGCATACGTCATATTGAATCAAGCAGCGCAGGAGTTTGGATTAGAACGTATTGGGACTCATTCACTTAGAAAGACATATGGGTATCATCATTATAAACAGTTTAAAGATGTAGTTGCTTTACAACAAATGTTAAATCACACAGATCAGAAAGAGACATTAAGATATATAGGAATCCAACAAGATACATTAAATGATTATCAAAGGAAATTTAGAATCTAATTCTTGTATTTTTTTATCACTTATTGAATTAGCTTTAAACTGAAAGTGTCAAATTCATTTTGATGAAATGCCAGAAAGCTTGATAGCTCTAAGAAAAAACAGGATAGGCTAACTCAACACAATCCAGATTATAGCTAATTCATTTTCAAGGATTAAAGAACATATTTATTCAAAACTATGCGAAAAGAGGATGAAAAACGATGTGAAAAAATACATAAATCAAAAACGCGAACTATTCGTGAACTATCTGCGGACTATTTGCGAACGATTTACGGACACGTTTTGGTTTTTAGCATGATATATTTGTATTGTGAGAAGTGGCGGAAAACACAACTCATAATGTTCCTTTATAATCTATATGTTGTCTAAACGGTTTCATAATGATGGCACATAAAATCCGAAACCAGCAGATGGTAATGATTGAATGGTACCGTTATTAGGAAGAGCTTTTGCTCTTCTTTGAACTAACAACATCCTAGGTAGGCAGAATGAGGGGAACCTGATAAGTTCGCCAAGAGTGTCTGTTGTGGTTGTTAGCTCAAAGAAGCGTAAAATTTCATGTACCTCATTTATAGTAATAAAATAAGGTTTTAAGGAAGAAAAATTGAACTTATCGGTTGCTCTTTTTAATAGTTTTAATAGGAATATACGTTCTGTATATGTTATAATTATGTTGGTTTATAATTCCAATATTAATTGTAGAAAGGGTTGTTGTCTGGGTGAATAAATTAGATAATTTTATTGAAAGAACAAAGGCATATATAGTTGCAGATGTAGAAGAAAAATTAGTACGTGAAAAATTTAACGAGCAGATACTTCCGAGTATGCGAAAAATTCAAAACCATTTAGATAGTGTAGAGGGATATGATTATGAAATAAATATGAATGAATTAATTGCGATATTAAAAATTCATGATAAACAATTTTCGATTTCGATTAATTCAATCGGAAACTTTATTCTAGTTCAAGCTACTAACCATGAAAACCTATATGTTGAAGTAGATAAAATTATTTTACAAGAAGAAAATTTATTTAGCACAAAACGAAAACAGGTATTCAATGAAGATATATTGGTAGATTATTTAAATGAAACTTTTGAGAGTATTATAGGTAAATAAGTTACTTAAAGCATTCCTTATGGAGTGCTTTTTATTTTTTGAGGAGGATGAATGGTGGAATTTAATAAGCTGGAAAAAGCAATGATCGTTGGCATAATTCTTCGAGCCCTTCGTAGCAAGAAGAAAATAAAACAGTATGTGGGATTAGAAAGGTTACCAAATGTAATTAAAGTTCTAAATGAATTACAAATGATTACAACGTTTGAAGGTAGAGAAGAAGCTTTAATAAGTTTACTAAATAAATTATTGAATGCTTTATCAGAGGACGATAAGGGATTTGATGAATCTTGAAAATGCCATTAACGAAACACTGGTGTTTACATAAAGATTGTAGATTTGAAGAGTATTCTCATAAGATACGTGATGGTTGGAAATGTCCTAAATGCAATGGAGCAATGATGAGTAAACCTGTTGTTCAAGAAAAGGAGTGAGAGAATGAAAGTTGTCATTGTTTGTGGAAGAACATTAGGTGAAGTATTAGACGTGTTACGTAAGGGCTTTTGTAATATGCAAAGACAGTTTGAAGAATTTAATGAACTGATTAGGATTGCTTATATACCTGATAAAGAACCAGAATACAAGGAGCATATTAGTTATCCTTTTATTCCTGTTAAGGTAATGAAGTCACAAGTGTTGGATCGTAAACCCAAATGTATTAGAGCAAGGACGGTGTGTTAACAATGGACTATATTAAGTTCATAAAAGAAGGTAAGCTTATGAAGTTCTATAAGTCTAAAGAGTGGAGAGTACTAAGGCTCAAGGCTCTACAGCGTGATAATCACGAATGTCAAATGTGTAAGTCTAAAGGTAAATATAAGCCTGCTGAGAATGTGCATCATCTTAAAGAGGTGAAGACACATCCACACTTAGCGATGGACTTAGATAACTTACAGTGCTTATGTATTCGATGTCATAATGAAGTGCATGATCGATTAGATAAGAACGTGAAGAAGTTACCTAAGTTTTTTAATGAGGAACGGTGGTAGCTATGATAATTGTGGATGGTAGTTGGACATTCGATACCGACTTAATGACTCAATATGCTGATACTGATAAGGATGAACGTACTTCATATGAACGTGACATGCTCACTCAGTTCAGAAAGTATTCTTATTGGCGTTATTGTCAGATAAGAGATTGCGTAAATCCAAGAAAGTGCAAGCGTCTTAAACTTACTGATGTAAGAGAAAGATTACAAGAAGTGGAGAACTTAATATTCACAACAGACATTCTAAAGATTTCTAGTGAAGAAGTCTTTTTTATTTTGGATTTTATTGAAACTTACTTTGAATTAGTTTCCTAAACACCCCCCGGTCAAAAAGTTTGGCTTTTCTTTGGAGGACCATTCAACGGGGGGAGGAGAGCGGTTAAAATATTTTTGCGAATTAAAAAGTAAGAGGGGGGGTACTTGTGCGGAAACTATCAAAAAAAGCACAGATAAAGCAAGATTTATTACAGCAATTGGAAAACAGTGGTTTGTATGGCATGCACTACATTGATCTTGTCGATGACTACATGACGATGTTTGATGCGAAAAATAAGTTAGCAAGAGAAATGAAAAAGAATGGACCAATGATTGAATGGCAAAATAGTGAGAGTCAAAAGGGAGTCAAAGCAAATCCAGCTACAAAAGAATTTCGTGAGACAAACAAGCGCATGACAGAATTATTAAAAGTGCTTGGTTTGAAAGAACCAGTATATGAAGGTAATGATGATGATGACGACATCTAGAAATTCAACTACATATAAGTATCATCCTTACATCGACGAGTATATGCGTATGGTTGAAAATGAGGAAATACAAAGTTGTAAAGAACAAAAACAACTCATGGAGTTTCTTCGTTGGAAGTTAGACCAACCTGGTGTAGTGATTAATGCAGATGCTATTGAAAAATCAGTAGAAAAGCCAGCTCCTTATTTTTCTTTTTCACTATTTGCTTGGCAAAGGTTCTGTAATGCAATTTTTTATGGTGTACGTTATGATGACGGTCGTCTTATGTTTGACAGATATCTGTTACTACTTGGTCGCGGGGCAGGTAAAAACGGATATATCAGTTATGACTGTTTTTATATGCTAAGTGGTCATCACGGGATTAAGAATTATGATATAGATATTGTGGCAACTTCAGAAGATCAGGCGAAAACCTCATTCGAAGATGTTTTAAATATTTTAGAAACACCCAAATTTGCAAAGAAATTAAAAAAAGTTTTTTATAAATCAAAAAAACTAATTAAACATTATAAAACTAAATCTAAATTTGAGTTTAATACGTCAAATGCTCGTACAAAAGATGGTAAGCGAAGTGGAACTGTTATATTTGATGAGTTACATGAGTATGAAGATTATTCAAATATAAAAGTTTTTACATCAGGTTTAGGAAAAAAGAAAGATCCAAGGATTTTCTATATTACAACAGATGGAAATGTCCGTGGTGGAGTATTGGATGATATGAAAGACGAAGCTCAGATGGTGTTGAATAAAGAATTACCACATTCCACACTATTTCCTTTCATATGTAAGCTTGATGATGAAGAAGAAGTCCATGACGAGTCTAAATGGGAAAAAGCAAATCCGTCATATAGATACAATGAAAATTTACAACATGAAATGCGAAAAGAATACCATGATATGAAACGTAACAGTGCATTACGTATTGAGTTTATGACGAAGAGAATGAATTTACCTGTTGAGGATACGAGGAAAGAAGTTGCTACTTATGATGAACGATTAGCTACAAATCAACCATTCCCTGAAAATGTCCAAGGGATAGAATGTATTGGAGCAGTTGACTTCGCGCAAATACGTGATTTCTGTTCAGTTGGAATCTTATTTAAAAAAGATGGGAAACGGTATTGGAAGCAGCATACGTTCATGCATCATACAGCGCCTAAGTTGCAAGATATTAATCCGGATATCATTCGGATTGCAATTGAAAAGGGATTGCTTACTGTTGTCTATGACAAATCAATTAGTGCGGAACATGTACGAGATTGGTTCGTAATGATGAATAAAGAATACCGAATAAAAAAAGTCAGCATGGATTTATATCGTTCAGCTATTTTAAAAGAATCGCTTGAAGAGGCTGGTTTTGAAATTGAAATTGTTCGTCGTGGTCCAGCGACGCATAGTAAGCTTGCTCCACTTGTAGAAGAGATTTTTATTAAACAGACCATTGTTTTTGGTGATGATCCGTTAATGCGTTGGTATGTGGGAAATGTCTATAAAGAAGAAAAAATGAATGGCAATATTGAATATAAAAAGGTGGATAAAGAGAAGCGAAAAACAGATGGTTTTTTCGCTTTTTTACATGCACTTAATTGTGATAGTGAGTTAAAAGAGTCAAATGCTTTAACGAAAGAAAATGTTAGAAAGATATTTAAAACATTTAGTGTATAAAGGGTGGTGAGAATGTGGGATTAAGAGATTGGGTAAGAGGTTTTTTTGGAAGTAAGAAGACGCTGACTTTAGATTCATGTTTTTATGAATTAGGAGTTGACTACTTCTATAAAAAGTTAGCTGTAGAAAGTTGTATTGATTTAATTGCAAATGCTTTAACAAGGTGTGAATTTCAAACCTTTGAAAAAGGGAAAGAAAAACGTGGTGAAAATCACTATTTGTTAAATGTGCAACCAAATCAAAATCAAAATGCATCGGAATTTATGCATAGTTTGGTAAATCATCTAATCATGGAAAATGAATGTGTAGTTATTATGCAAAATGAGCAATTGTACATTGCAGATTCTTTTCATGTTAATAAGTTCGCATTAAAAGAAAATATATATAATGACGTAACTGTAGGTGAGCTTACTTTTGAAAAATCATTTAATGAATCAGAAGTGTTTCACTTTAAACTCAACGATTGTAATATTATGCAAATTATAGATGGAATGTATAGTAGTTTTGGCAAATTGCTTGCATCTTCAATTGATTACTATAAAAGAAAGAATAATAAACGTTTGTTAATTAAAGGTGATTTTTTAAGGCCACAAGATCCAGAAACACAAGCGGCGATCGATGAAATGTTCGAGGTCCAGTTAAAAAATTGGTTTAATCCTGATAAAGTGGGATCGGCTTTCCAATTACAGGATGGTTATGTTCTTGAGGACATGAGTGATGATAGTAAAAACGGTGTAGCAAATAACAGTACGAGTCGTGATATTAGCGATTTAATCAATGACATATTTAACTATGTAGCAGTTGCTTTTCATGTTCCTATAGGGATTTTAAAAGGCGATGTAGCGGACATTGAAAAGCAATTAGATTCGTTCTTAGCTTTTTGCATTAATCCAATTGCTGAATTGATCCAAGATGAATTTAACCGGAAGATGTACAGTAAAAAAGAATATATAGACCGCACATATTTAAAGATTGATACAACAAAAATTAAGGTTGTTGATATTACGAAACTAGCAACGGCATTAGATAAGCTCTTTGCAATTGGTGGTTTATCTATTAATGACATTTTAATTATTCTTGGTAGAGAGCCGATTGAAGAAGAATGGGCAAATAAACGCTTTGTTACAAAGAATTATCAAGAAGCTGATTCTTTGGAGGGAGGTGAAAAGAATGAGACGTTATAAAAATGAACAGTATAATCATCTAGTTAATGTTCAACATGCCTTTAAGGCAGAAGCAAAAGCTGATTCACTGGATATAACGATTTATGGTGATATTGGTGAATCATGGTGGAGTGATTCTACATCAGCGGTTGATATTGAGAAAACATTGAAAGCTACTTCGGCAAATGTTATTAATATCAATCTGAATAGTCCTGGCGGAGATGTATTTGATGGGATTGCGATTTATAACCAACTTAAAAACCATCCGGCAAAAATCATTATTAACGTAGATGGATTGGCAGCAAGCGCCGCATCTATTATTGCGATGGCAGCAGACGAATTAATTATGAATACAGGTTCTATGTTAATGATTCACGAAGCTTCTACATGGACGTGGGGGACAAAACTAGATATTCGTAAGACATTGAATGCTCTTGAGGGAATTGATAAATCGCTTGCGGATATTTATATGACTCGTTATCAAGGAGAACGTTCAGAAATTGAGACAATGATTGCGAATGAAACTTGGTTTACCGCAAATGAGGCAGTAGAATTTGGATTGGCTCATAAGGTAAATGAACAGGTAGAAGATGACGATGATGTGGTAGATCCAGAAGAATTTAAAAATAATGTACTTCAGAAATTCCGAAATAAAAATAAACAGCAGAATGAACCAGTAGTAGCAAGTACAAATTCAAATTTATTAAGTAAATTCAAGCGCGCGTAAAGCAGTGCTTTTTTTATTGAAAAAAATCAGGAGGTAATAAAATGACGATTAAAAATTTAGATCGAAGTGTAATTGAAAATAAGGAATCGCAAATCACGAATGTAAAAGAAGCACTTGAAAATGGTGATGCGCAAGCTGTCGCTGAACGTATTGTGGCAAACATGGAAGGAAACATGCAGCATATTCAAGACATGATGAATGGTATTATTAACGAAGCGCAACAAGCAAAAGACGAGAAATGGGATGCTCAAGTATTGGCCGCTCGTGGTGTGCGTGCGTTAACAAATGAAGAACAGAAATTTTACAATGCCGCTATTGAGGTGCAGTCATTTGATGAAGTAACAAAATTAATGCCACCAACAATTTTCGAACGAGTTTTTGAAGACCTTGAAAAAGAGCATCCACTATTATCTTTAATTAATTTCCAAACAACTGGAGCCACTACACAATGGGTACTACGTAAAGAGGGTGCAAGTGTAGTATTTTGGGGAGATGTGTGTGATAACATCAAGGAAATGACAGATGAAGGATTCTATACAGTAGATCAAGGGATGTTTAAACTAAGCGGATTCCTAGTTGTATGTAAAGCGATGTTTGAATTGGGACCGAGCTGGTTAGATAAATATGTTCGTACATTCATGAAAGAAGTTGTAGCAGAAGAATTAGAAAATGTTGTTGTTAGCGGAACAGGTAAGAAACAACCAATTGGTATGATTAAAGATCTAAAAGGTGCTGTAACGGATGGTATTTATCCAGACAAAGAGCCTGTTGTATTAAAGGATTTTAGCCCAACTACAATTGGTAAAGAGATTTTAGCGCCAACAACTAAAAAGGGGACACGTCGCTATACTGGCGTCACTTTAATCGTGAATCCGCTAGACTATGCAACGAAATTTTTCCCGATTGGTGCAAAACGTAAAGACGATGGTACTTGGACTTATGATAATTTTGGCGTTCCAGGATTAACGATGGTTCAATCACCAGCGGTGCCATTAAATCGAATGATTTCCGGAAAACCTAAAGATTACTTTATGGGTGTTGGTAGTGAGCAAAAATTAGAATCAACTGATGTTCTTCGTATGGTCGAAGATCAACGATTATATCTCATTCGCCAACTTGCGAATGGACGCCCACTGGATCATGATTCATTCACAATATTTGATATTACAGCGCTAGAACCGAAGGAGGGAACTCCAACACCCTAATTCCTCCTCTCCTGTTGAAGAGAGGGATTATTCAGCATTAACGAAGGTAGAGATTCAATCTCTACTAAATCAAAACGGCATTGAATACAAGGCTAATGCAACGAAAGCGGAATTAATCACTTTATTAGAAGGTGATACGAATGGATAATCTTTTGCAAGAATTAAAAGACGTTCTTAAAATCACATGGAATGAAGAGGATGCTAGTTTAATAAAACTTTTGGAAAAAGGAGAGGCGTATTTGTTGGGTTTAACAAATGCGTCTTTTGATTTTTCAAAGGAGCTAACCCCGAAATATTTGCTGTTAGAACGTTGTCGGTATGTCTATAACAATGCAGGTGATGAGTTTGAAAAAAATTATAAAAATGAACTATCCAGACTTATTTTAGATGCAGCTTTAGGAAAAGTTGGTGTGATCAATGGCTCTAAAAGCGTATAGAGAAACGCTTAATGATGGATTTCTACAATACGGATATAAAAAAACAGAGCGTTCAGAAGAGGGGAAAAGAATAGGTGAGAAGTTACATGAAGAAGGAAAGCTTGCCTATAAAGTGATGTCTTTACGGGACAGTGATTACAAAATGGTGGGCGTTTTAACAACGGGATTAGACTTAAAAGTTAAAACACTGTATCCACCTTCCTTTAGAAAGATAAATAAAAATAAACTTAAGGTATTAATGGATGGAATCGAATATGACGTGATTAAAGTGGATCATGATTCTAACAAACAATACCTTTTCTTTTATTTGCAGCAGGCGGTGAAATCTCGTGAATGAAAAATCTAAAAAGCTTATGAAGGAGCAGAGAAGTGGTGTTAAAAAAGCTCTTGAAGACGGATTTAAGCTTTTAGTTGTTGAGGATGAACTAGCAGAAGATGAGGAATCACAGTTAACAGAAGAGGGATACAACTGTTTTATTTTGGAATATGGTGAGTTTCGGCCATCTTCAAATGAGCGTACAATTTCTCAAAGTATATACGTTAGTTATTTATCGGAAAATCAATCGAATTTAGATGAGCAAGTCATTGACATTATTTCGTGGGTTGGCAAGGTGAAAATGGTATCCTTTGTAGTTTCTAAAAGCGACCGTCTTCAAGTGAAAGATACAGATCGTTTTATTGATCGTGTTGTTTTTACATTTAAGAGGGTGATTCCAATTGAGTGCATTTGAGCTTGATTATGAAGCGATTGAAAAGCTTGAAGAAAAAATGCGGTTATTACCAAATAAGATGGAACCTACAATCAATACCATCCTCCACACGGACGGTATACGAATTGCAATAGAAGAGATTACAAAGCTGATTCCGGTATCTCGTTCTAAATGGAGTGTCCGAAATAAGACACATGCCAAAGATAGCAACTGGTCAAAAAGTGAAAAGATGAATTTAGGTTTTAGGATATTGGCCCGTGGTGGAGCAGCCAATAAAAAAGGTTCGTTTGGATATCTAGTTTTCCCAAACGAAGGTAGAGGGTCTCACAATCCTTTAGAGCAAAGATTTGCGGAGCGTGGGATACAAAATGCCAGACCAAGAATTTTAGAAGAACTACATGTAGGTATAGATAAATTATTAGAGGAGGAATTATAAAATGCCTAAAGTGATTGAAGAATTTGATTCCGTATTAATTGCGAATGCAAGTATTCAATTTAAGAAGAAAGGTACGCAAGATCCAGGAACGAAATTTGGATGTGTAGGATCAATTGAAGGGGAACCAGAAAACAAGGAAATGAAAAAAACATGCGGTGGCGTGACGTTGAAAAAGAAATCGAAAACCACGGAACTTAAAGTAACTGTTTCAGCGCATATTCCTGTTAAAGTAGCAAGAGATTATTTTGGTTTTAATACAACTGGATTAAAGCCGGGTGTATGGGCGTTTGGGAGTGCTTCAAAGGGATATGATTTTGTATTTACGGCTGATGTAGTAGATGAGTTTGAAGATGTAGTAAAACTTATTGCGTTTCCAAATTGCTCAAACTCCACTGGTTTTAAATTTGCTATTGCGAATGGTGAAGAGGAATTAGCAATGATGGAATTAGAATTCACAGCCTTACCAGATGAATTAAAGAATTTCTATTATGAAGCGTTTGTAGATGAATTAGCAGATGCGACAGTTGCACAAAAATGGCATACACAATTTAATTCAGCCCTTGTAAAAGGAACAACTTCAGCTTAAAGCCCTAGTTTCATACAGGGCTTTTTCTTTTGGATTTAAATGAGAAGAAAATGAAAGTGAGGAAATAGCAGATGAAAGTACAAAAAATAACACTAAAAGAAGTCGAATTTGTAGAAGTAGAAGATGAGTATGAACAACGTTTTATTAATAAACAAAATTATCCGGCATTTTTAACGAATTATGCTTTAAAAAAGGGACAAGAAGAAGGACTTATTACTAGTTCAATTATTGCTGATATTGTAAAATTCCAAGCTTTAGATGGACTAAGAAATGAGGATAATAAAGATTTATCAGCTTTAGAACAAATTGATCAAACAAGTATTCATAAAGTAATTTATATGGCGTTTAAAGGCGCAAACCCAAAAGAAAAGTTAACATTTGATGATTTCTTACAGAAGTATCATGATTCATTAGCAGAATCTATGGAACTATATACGAAACTGGTTGTTGATGTAATTAGTCAAGATCCAAATCAATTTGCCGCAGCACTGAAAAAAAGTACAAATAGCGGTGGTAACGGTGAAAAAAAGTAAAAAATCCAGACATTAAAATTGAATGTGTGGAAGATAAATACGTCTTGTATTGTCTAGTCTCTGGAATAGATCCAGAGACTTTTTGGCATGAGCCAATTTCGTCTGTTGAGCGTATTTACGCAGGGATTATAGCGTTTGAAGCATGGCGTAACAATCCCAAGTAAAGGTAGGTGAGATAATGGCAAGAAATAATTCGGAAGTTGAAGTTATATTTAAAGCGCAAAATAAAGATTTTAATGATGCTATGAAGGGCATGAATCAGGAAACGAAAAAACTTCGTCAAGAAATGAAATTGCAAGAAGAGCAGATGAAGTTAAATGCTACTGATTCAGAAAAACTACAAGCAAAACTTCAAAATCTTTCTGGGCAATATGCAGTTGCACAAAGGGCGACGCAAGCAACGGCGGAACATTTACAACGTGCTAAAGAATTGTACGGAGAAAACTCTACTGTTGTAGCAAAGTTGGAATCAAAGTTACGAAGCCAACAAATAACGGAACAACAGTTAGCGAATAGTATTAAACAAACTTCTGAAAGTTTAAAGCAGGCGAGAGATGCTGAACAGGAAAGAACAAGTGAAACAGCTAAGGCAGCTCAAAAACTGAAAGAGCTAAAAGGACAGGAAGAGCAGTTGCAATCTTCTCTTTCTAAGTTGAATGCTCAATACGAGTTACAAAAAGCGACGCTTGGTGAGAATGCTTCAGAAATAGAGAAGTTACGTTTAAAAATAGATAATCTTGGAGAGCAACATACTGTTGCAGCTAGTAAAGTACAAAACTATCAGAAACAGTTAGATCAAGCCAAACAGCAGTATGGTGAAAATGCTAGTGAAATCCAAAGATATGAAACGCAGCTTATACAAGCTCGGACAGCAGAACAGCAATTACAGAATCAATTAAGTGCGACGAATAGAAGTTTGCAGGAACAAGAAAATGCAACGAAACAATTAAAGACATTTTTTGATGTGACTGAAACGAGTGTAGACCATTTTGCAAATGCATTAGGGAATAACCTTACAAACGCAATACGAAACGGTACAGCGACAGCTAGGCAGTTAGAACAAGCGATTCAAATCATCGGTCGTGAAGCATTAGGTACAGAAGCAGATATTGAGAAATTACAGCGATCTCTTCGTTCTATAGATGATGGGAACTCATTACAACAAGTTCGAAATGATTTGAGAGACCTTTCACGAGAAGCAGAGAGAGCATCGCACAGTTTCAAAGAATTAGATATTGGTTTAGAAAATATTCTAGGTGGATTAATGGCTGGTGGTGGTATTTCAGGAGCCATTGAGCAAGCACTTGATACCTCTAAATTAAAAACAAAAATTGACGTTTCTTTTGAAGTTCCAGCATCCTCTAAAAAATCGGTAGAAGAAGCGGTTCGCGGTTTAGAAGCTTATGGTGTTGATGTGGAAGAAGCACTTGAGGGTACACGTAGACAATGGGCATTAAATCAAACTGTCAGTGATAAAGCTAATGCTTCCATTGTAAAAGGAGCAGGAGCCATTGCAAGTGCTTATGCAGGTATAGATTTTACTGAATTAATTCAAGAAGCGAATGAAATTGGTAATGAATTAGGGATAACTAGTGATACGGCCTTAGGGTTAACGAATCGGCTGTTAAAAATCGGATTTCCTCCTGAGCAATTGGACATTATTGCTGAATATGGCGGGCAGCTAACACGAGCAGGTTACAATGCTGAAGAAGTACAAGCGATTATGGAAGCTGGTGTTGATACAGGTACCTGGAATATTGATAATCTCTTAGATGGACTAAAAGAAGGCCGTATTAAAGCGGCTGAATTTGGTCAAGGTGTCGACAAGTCTATGAAAGAAGCTCTTGAAGGCACTAAAATTTCGGCTGATCAGTTAGAAAAGTGGGGGAAATCTGTCGCTAAAGGCGGTAAAGAAGGTTCGGCAGCAATGACAGAGATTGCGAAAGCGCTAGTTAGCATTGAAGATGAAACAAAGCGAAACGAGATTGGTGTGAAGCTTTTCGGAACGATGTATGAAGATCAGGGGCAGAATATCACCAATACACTTATTGGCGCTCAAGGTAAAGTTATAGATTTAAACAAAGATCAAGAACAACTAAATGAAATGATTAAGAAAATGGATGCCAGCCCAGCTGTAAAGTTTCAAAAAGCTATGAACGATTTGAAAATGGCGCTTGAGCCTGTTCTGGGCGTTATCGCGGATGTAATTAGTGCTTTTGCGGGATTTGTTTCAGAACATCCAGCATTAGCGGCAGCTATAACAACAATTGTAACCGCAATTGGAATCCTTATTGGTGCTGGTATGGCTTTAGGTCCTGTATTTATTACGTTAGCGAGTTATGCAACCTATGCTGGATTAAGTATAGGGGCGGTTGCCGCGACATTTTTTGGTTATACAGCAATTATTATAGGGGTAACCGCCGCAATTGTTGGATTAGTTGTTGGGATAAAAAACCTTTGGGAAAACAATGAAGGGTTTAGAAATAGCATTACGAATGTAATTGAAAGCGTTCGGATTTTTGGTGCAGTATTAGCTTCGCTAGGTAAATATCTATTTACCACAGCGGTTGAAGGCGATCATATGAACCAATGGGTAGGTTATTTGCCTGAGAGTTTTCAAGCAGCAGCGGAGAAAATAGGTTTAGCTGTTGTTAAAATACGTGAAGCGTGTCTTCATCTTTTTGATGCTATAAAAGTTGTTTTTTCGGGAGATTTTAGCCAGTTAGGTGAAATCTTTAAGATGATTGGCCCTACGATAGCGGGTGCAATTGTAGGAGGGATTCCAGGTGTTCTTATTTCTGTATCTCGTTATTTACCAGCGATTGCAGAGTATTTGAATGCAAACTCAGGAATTATCCTTGAAACTATTACGAATATCTTTACTAATATAGCCAATTTCGTAACAACAGCATTACCACAATTTCTTGAAGCCGGATCACAAATGATTTCAAGTCTTGTGAATGGTTTGGTTGTAGCGGCTCCAATTGTGCTTGAAGCCATTGTTAGCATAATAAATACAATTTCGCAGATGATTGCTACCTATCTCCCTATGATTGTTCAAACGGGAATACAAATCATTCAAACTTTAATTTCTGGAATTGTACAAGTCTTACCTACACTCATAGAAACAGGACTTCAATTGATCCTAACTTTAATAAATGGAATTATGCAGATGCTTCCACAGTTAATTCAAATAGCTGTAACAATTATTCAAACTATTATTAGTGGGATTATGTTATTTTTACCCCAGCTAATTGAAATGGGAATAAATTTATTAGTTTCATTAATTACAGGAATCACACAAGCTTTACCTATGATTGCTTTAGCGATTATTACAGTCATTACAACTTTAATTGAAGCCATTACAGCGAATTTACCTATGATAATTGAAGCTGGTGTTAAGGTTTTAACTAGCTTAATAGACGGAATCATTAAAATGCTACCGCAACTTATTGATTTAGCGATAACTCTTATAACCAAAGTAGCGGATACTTTATTAACAAACTTACCTAAAATAATTGAATCCGGTGTAAAGATTTTAATGGCCATTATTGATGGAATCGTACAAGTGTTACCACAACTTATTAATGCAGCATTAGATTTAATTGTCAAAATAGCATCTACATTAATTGCGAACTTGCCGAAGATACTGGAAGCAGGCGTAAAGATTTTGCTTATGTTGATTGCTGGTATTGTAAAAGTTATACCAGATTTAATTGCGGCAGCATTAAAGCTTATCATTACTTTAGCAGGGGAGCTCATTAAGAATTTACCGAAGATACTGGAAGCTGGTGTCCAACTGATCTGGGCATTAATAAAAGGTATTGTCAGCATGGTTGGAAAATTAGGTTCTACAATCGTGACAGATATTGTACCGAAGATTGTCGATACATTAAAGAAGATTGATTTATTCAAGATAGGTAAAGATATTATAAGTGGATTGATAGACGGTCTAGGCAGTATGGCTGGTAAAGTGTTAAATAAGGTGAAATCTATTGGTAACGATATTCTTGACGGTTTTACTTCCTTCTTTGACATCCATAGTCCATCTCGGAAAATGAGGGATCAGGTTGGTAAACAAGTTGGTGCCGGACTTGCTGTTGGTATGGAGCAATCTGTATCGACGGTTCTTGCAGCGGCTAAAAACTTAGCAACTTCGGTCTATTCCGTATTAGAAAATACGTTAGGTGCGTTCAATAGTTCAGCTATAAACGGAATGATGAATAACAATCCTCTTAGGAGTTATTTTGAAGCAATATTATACGATGGAGATTATCTTAATGATTGGATTACGCATTTACCAATGGACATGAGGGATGCATTAAAAGCGGTAGGTAAAGAATTAGAAAGTTTCACTATAGATGGAGTAGAAGACGATAGTCCTATTGCCCGTTATATTCGTAGTATATTAGAGGGCGGGAACCCATCCCAAGATATACTAAAAGAATTTAAGGAATCCAATAAGTGGCTAGAAATCGGTAAAAAAATAGCTGGTTTCAGAGAGCAAATTCTAAAAGATTTTTATAATGCTCCAAACGATAATACAAACAAAGATAATGCGTTGCAATCCGCTTTCAACAATATTTCAAACATGGTTGATGATACTTTTAAAAAGTTGAATTTATATGGGATAAACAAACAAGATAACATCGCTTCTAATCTTTCGGCATTAGCGACAGGAGCAGTTCAACCGATTGTTCAACAAATTGATAGTGGTCCTGTAGAAATTAATTTTTATAACACAATTAATAATGAACGTGATGTTGATCGCATGTTTGAAAAAGCAAATGATTGGTTTGCTGAGCGTGGCCGTAATGTAAAAATAGGAATAGGGAGGACTTAAATTGCTAGACATAGGTATCGATAATCAGTTAGCAAGTGACTATGGAATATGTATGGTAGAACGCCCTGTTATTCCTACAGCAGAACAGGAAGTAGAATATATTGAAGTGTCGGGTAGACATGGTTCACTTACAAAAAAAGGGGCGTTTAAAGACGTCCCTTTAAAAATAAAGTTCAATATGCTTGAAGAAGAGAATATTAAACCATTAGTTCGACGCATGAAGGCTTGGTTGATGAATGGAAAGAAATTATATTTTACAGATGATGATGTGTATCGAAAAATTAAACATGTTGTAGTAGGTGATATTGTAAATGAAATTGAAGAACACGGTGAATTTGAGGTGGATTTTAAGTTAGATCCCTTTGAATATACAGAAGATGCAAACATAATGTTGAGTACTCCTGGATCTATTCATAATCCGGGTACAATGGAATCGGCTCCAATGTTGTTTGTTGCAGGGAACGGTACATTTCGAATTTTCATTAATGATGTTTCTTTTCAGATTAAAGATGTAAAGGGTTCTGTTGTAATAGATTCAGAATTATTAGAGGCATATAGTGGTACAGTATCAATGAATGATAAAATGATTGGTGATTTTCCAGAATTTCAAATAGGATTAAATAAAATAGAGTGGTCAGGAGCTATCCAATTTATTTCAATTCAACCAAGATGGAGATATAAATAATGATTACTTTATATAAACCAAATGAAACAGATTTTACGCATAACGGAATTGGTGTTTTAGATAAACATATTTATAGTGCAACTGTTGAGGAAGAACTCAACGGTTTATTTGTTTTTAATTTTAATTATCCTTTATTCGCTCCATATGGAACGAAAATTGACGGAATGAACATCATAAAAGTTCCTACTCCTGATGGGGATCAGTTATTTCGCGTGGTGACTCCTAAAGTGAGTATGGGAGAAATCAAAGCGGTTTGTTACCATATTTTTTATGATTTAACAGAAAATTTGATTGAAGATATATTTATTCAGCCCACAAATGGTAGTGCAGCTATGGCTAGGTTGTCATCAGGCTGTCAATATAAGCATCTTTTTACTTTTTATTCAGATATAACCAATATATCCACCGCACGTATTGTTCGAAAGAATCCGGTTGAAGCAATGTTGGATACGAGCCAAGATAATTCATTCGTAAATCGATGGGGTGGTGAATTAAAAAGGGATAACTTTGATGTGAAGATGTTGAAAAACCGAGGAGCTAACCGTGGGGTAGTTATCAGGCATAAAAAAGATTTGTTAGGGTATGAAGGAAGTGTGGACTGGAAAAGCCCTACTACCAGAATTATGCCACAAGGATTTGACGGATTGTTATTACCAGAAAAATATGTAGATAGCCCACTAATTAATAAGTATCCACATCCAAGAATACGAGTAATTGAGTTTAATCATATAAAAGCGGCTATTGGTAAAAATGCGAATGATGAAGACGCAGTACCTCTAGAAGAAGCATATAAAAGGTTGCGTCAAGCCGCTAAAGATATGTTTGATATTCAGATGGTAGATCAACCAAAAGCGACTTATAAGGTTGAATTTCAAGAGTTGTCTCAAACCGAGGAGTATAAGGAATATAAAATTTTACAGCGTGTCTGGATGGGGGATATTGTTACAGTTAAACATGAGGAAGACGGTATTGATATTCAAGCAAAAGTCATTGCGTATAAATATGATCCAATTAAAAAGGAATATATCAATGTAACCATTGGTAACTTTAAAGAATCTTTTACAGACGTTACAGGTAAAGTGGATCAAATTCAACAAGATTTATCCAATATGCCAGGATCTTTACTTGATGCGGCGAAAGAAAATGCAACAAAACTAATTAATTCAGGGTTTGGTGGAAATGTACGTGTATATCCAGACCGAATTTTAATTATGGATACCAAAAATGAAATGACAGCTTCAAAAGTGTGGCAGTGGAACATAAACGGGTTAGGTTATTCATCAAACGGGGTAAATGGTCCGTATGAAATAGCAATGACAAAAGATGGGCGTATTGTTGCGGATTTCATCACTACTGGAGTATTGAATGGAAATTTGATTCGAGGCGGAGAAATAACAGGAACCACTCTTAGAACTGCCAATGATTCCAATTATGTTTCTATTTCCAAGCAATTTATTAGATTAATGGAATCGTATATCACTCGGATTTTCATGGGCTATTATATAAATAATAATAATGTCATGCAACCCACTATTGTATTAGGTGGCAACAATGATATAACAGCCACGCAAGGTGCAGTGTTAGTTTATCAGCTAGATGGTTCTCCGAAGTCAGGGGGAATCGGAATATCGAATGGGTATCAAAATGGTGATCCAACAAGGGTCTATTTTTCAGCATCTCTTGCGTTTAATAAAAATGGCCATGCGGAACTAAGTTCGGATCAAAGCTTAGAACTCGAGTCAAAAGAATCCTATGCTTCTTTGAAGTGTCAAAATAATCTTTTTCTGGAAAGTAAAGCAGGTGGCGCTTATTTTACTGCAAAAGAAGGGTTTAACTTTCGCCAAAATGGAGATCGAATTGTGGATTTGAAGTTGACACCTGGTGGAGATAGTGACATCGTATTTCAGAACATCTTATTACGGAATAATAGAAATTATGAAAGTACCTATGTGCAAGTAAAAAGTGGTGGAGGAACTTATTTTAACGGTGTTTTAGCAGCAGATTTTAAAGTGTCTTCAAAAAAGAAATATAAAACCAATATACGTGATATTAAATTTGACGCGTTAGAGAAGGTAATGGGGTGGGAGATTAAACAATATAACCTTAAAACAGAAATGGCTCAATTATATGATATGCGTATGAACCGTAAAGAAGGAGATCCACTCCTTACAACAAACGATATTACAACGCACTATGGAGTTGTACTTCCAGATGAATCAAAAGAAAATGGTGTTGGCTTATATGGAATGATCGCGCAGACTGTTAAAGCATTTCAGGAGTATGTAGCCAAAACAGATGCTAGAATCGAAGAATTAGAGCCAATAAAACCTAAAGGAAATATAAAACACAGGAACAAAGTAAAACGTCAAAGAAGACCGCCTAGACGCGTGAAAAGGAATAGTTAGAGAGAGGTGTAGTCATGCGAAATGAGGAAATTATTATAGATTTAGCAGATCCTGTGTTTACCAAAACAATTCGTTCGAGACAAAATGATAAAAACGGATTGAAGATTACTGTATATGTAAGAGAAAAGGGGCAAATTGTTGATTTGACAGGGTATGCAGTGAAGTACGAAGCGATTAATCAAATTGGACTATTCGTTCGAGATGATGCCCAAATAGTCGATGCAAAGAATGGTATATTTTCATACACATTGTCCTCGCAAGCTGTTTCCACATCGGATGATTGGACAGCTTATTTTGTTATGGAAAAAAGTACAGAACGAATGAGTACACCAGACATTCGGATTACATTAAGACGGGATGTAAAAGAAGGAAATATTAAAATAGAAAACTATATTTCTGAGTTTGAGATTATTAAGAAAACGTTAGACGAGTTACAACAGAAATTAAATGCTATAGATGTTGTTAAGAAAAGCGGAGACACCATGACAGGTGACCTGAATCTTCATGTAGGTTTAGCTTTGAAGCGTATTACGTCTAAGGATAGCACAAAAGATTTGATCTCATTAGCGTTTGGATCAAACGGATCGTTTTGGATTGAAGACCGTCAGAATAACAACTTGAATATTCTCCACTACGATAACACTAATAAGAGGTTAAACGTAAATATAGATACCAATCTCATGAAGAAGAGTAACGACTCGTTCACAGGGCTTACACGATTCTCTCAGAATGCTCAGCTTATGATGGCTCAGCCTGACGAGGCTACAGGTGCTTCTGCTCGTGGGTTACACTACATGGATAAAGACACAGACGGAAGCGTTAATCGTGGTGGATTTGGACGTTTCAAAGGGGCTAAAAATGGTGAAGAATATCTGTACATGGGGTTCGGTACCAATCCTTGGGATTCTCAAAGTGGGTTAATAGTTCGTCCTGATGGATCAGCAACCTTGAAAGGTAAAAAGATAGCAACCGTTGATAATGATACAGGGTGGATTAGCCTTCCTACAACTGGGGTAGAAAATATTGCTGATAGAAATATGAAATATAAAAGAAGCGGTGAGCAGATATCTGTCATTGGATCAGTTAAATATCTAGCAAATACAACAGTATTTGCAACCCTTCCGGCTGGATTTCGCCCTGTACAAAATATTGCTTTCCCAGCACTTGCATATGGCAATGGACCAACAGTTTGTGAAGTTACAGTTAAAAGTGATGGTGGAATTTTCTTGAATGGTGTTCAAAATGGAAATGTCATTCATATTGCGATGAGCTTTTTAATTTAGTTATTACAAGTCAAGCGTGCATAAGCAGGCTTTTTTATTTTGTATAAAATAGGGCTTTTGTAAAAAAGTTAACTCATGTATTCACTCAGAAAAGGGTTGTCTCATAGTATATAGAGATTACCTTATTAAGATTTCAAAAAGGATGTGAGTATATGGAAGATGTATATGTGAAAATTGACAGTCTAAAAGCAGAACAAAAAGAAATCATGCGAGATATTCGTAATTTAGAAACTCGTACGACGATAAATGAAAAAGATATTTCTACCATCAATCAGCAATTAGAAAAAATCAGTCTAAATACCACATGGATTTTACGAATTGTTATTAGTGCAATTGTTATGGCAGTTTTGGGTTTGATACTTAAAGGTGGGATTTAGGTTGTTCATATAAAAGTATTTGTGAAAGAGGGACAAGTGTCTCTCTTTTTTTATCTGGAAGAAGGAGGGAAGAGTGTGGATCGTATCGATGTAGTATTAAAGGTTTTTATTGCTAGTTTTGGTGGGTTTTGTGGGTATTTCTTGGGAGGATGGGATGCAACATTGAAAATCTTAGTGACGATGGCAGTTATTGATTATTTAACTGGCATAATTGCAGCAGGATATAACGGAGAATTAAAAAGTAAAGTTGGTTTTAAGGGCATCGCCAAAAAGGTGGTGCTTTTTCTTTTGGTCGGAGCGGCCGCTCAACTAGATTCAGCACTGGGAAGTAACAGCGCAATTCGTGAAGCGACCATTTTCTTCTTTATGGGCAATGAGTTACTTTCACTTTTAGAAAATGCTGGACGAATGGGTATTCCACTTCCACAAGCCTTAACAAATGCAGTTGAAATTTTAGGTGGCAAACAAAAACAAGAAGAGAAAAAAGGAGATGTTCAATAATGGAAATCAGAAAAAAATTAGTTGACCCAAGTAAATATGGTACAAAGTGTCCGTATACAATGAATCCAGAATTTATCACAGTTCATAATACGTATAATGATGCTACAGCAGAAAATGAAGTATCTTATATGATTCGCAATGACAACCAAGTTTCGTTTCATATCGCGGTAGATGATAAGGAAGCTGTACAAGGAATTCCTTTAGAGCGTAACGCTTGGCATTGTGGTGATGGTGGTGGTAACGGAAATCGTAAATCTATTGGAGTTGAAATTTGCTACTCTTTAAACGGTGGAGATCGATATTATAAAGCGGAAGATAATGCAGCTGTCATTGTAGCTCAACTCATGAAACAATACAATATTCCAATTAATAAAGTTCGTACACACCAATCATGGAGTGGAAAGTACTGTCCTCATCGTATGTTAGCAGAAGGACGTTGGAATAGCTTTGTTGAAAGAGTTCAAAACGCATACAATGGAGGTGGTAAAGTAACTCCTACACCTATTCCTCCGGCAAATAACGGGACAGGTATTGCGTATATTGAAGGGAATGGCATTAACCTTCGTAAAGGGCCAGGTACTGGATACGGGGTTATTCGTCAATTAGGTAAAGGTGAGTCCTACGAAGTATGGGGACAATCAAACGGATGGTTAAACCTTGGTGGCAATCAGTGGATTTATAACGACCCATCATACATTCGTTATACAGGAGGAGATGCACCGGCACCTTCTAAACCTTCAAATGATGGTATTGGTGTAGTAACCATTACAACTGATGTATTACGAGTTCGTACTGGTCCGGGGACTAACTATGGCGTCGTGAAAAATGTGTACCAAGGTGAAAAATATCAAACATGGGGATATAGAGATGGTTGGTATAATGTTGGCGGCGATCAATGGGTTTCTGGTGAATATGTGAAGTTTGAAAAGTAAAACATATTACTATACAAAAGAATAGTTTGATTAATAAAAGGAAAAATCCGTCTCCACTAGGAAACGGATTTTTTGATTTTTATGCAATATAGGAAAGGAATTCAAGGTAAGCAGGATATCTGTGGTTTGGGAATTTATGATTATAAAAATATGTAGAGACAAGAAATATAATTAAAGTTGCTATGGAGAAAAATATAACATCCAATGATAAGGATAATCTTCCTAAAACGGATACAAAAGATTCGTTTGGTGTTTTCATGACAAAATCCTCCTTGTGAAAATTTGATAAACAGCAGAAGTGTGTTATATGTTAACGGGATCTTTATTAGTTAATTGCATCATACCAAATAAATTGGAGGATTGTAAGAATAAGATTTTTAACAAAAGAATAATTTTGTAAACAAAAAGAGCCGTTCAGTTGACGGCTCTTTTTTTATTTCTACGATTTTTAAAATTTACTTCTTATTTAATGCGCGCAATATAGGTCTCAATATTTTACCGAATATACGATATGCGTTAAAAATAGATCTTATGGCTTTCATATAATCTCCACCTTGAAATTTATTTAATATTTGATTCTTCTTCAATCCAAATATCTTCTACATGTAAATTTAATGTTTTTGCGATTTTAATAGCATTTCGTAAAGAAGGCTCACTTTTACCATGTACGATTTGACTTAGTTGCTGTGGTGTAATTTGCACTCTTTTTGCTAACGCTCCTTGTTTTATCATCCGATCATCTAAAATTTCTTTGAGCCTACATTTCATATCTATTCACCTCATCTTCGTATATTCGATAACAAAGTGAAAATTCCTATTTACTTTTTTTAAGATGGACAAACAAGTTTTTATTTTCTAGTTCATATACCTATATCAAGACCACAAGGAATACCAAGTGGAACTGAGGACATCAAGAGGGGAGAAGATTACATGCGTTGGCAGTATAACCACTTGAATACAACTCCATATCTACATCCTTCAAAAGAATTACGTCAAATGTATAACGAATCAAAATCAAGATCAGAAACAGAATCGATTATGAATCATATGAAAAATCATGAAGTGTTTAATAACAAGGAATATAAAAGATATTTCAGTTTATCCCAGGTTATCGAAGAAGATCTATACGTTGAGGAAGAAGACGTTTTAAATTGGGAAATCCTAATGGACTGTTATGATGTAGTCCTTTCAAGAAAAGGTATTATATTCCGTGAAAAAGAAGAGGAGGAATAGGTATGACACTCGCAGGAGAAGCGGTAGTTATTTGGACGGCGACAGGTTTGTCAGTAGTTGCAATGAAGGTGGCAGAAAAAATGGGGAAGAGTGTTCCACATTGGCTTCCACGTATTACTTTGTACACAACGCTTACAGGCTCGTTTCTATACCTTCTACGTTATGTTCTAGTTATGTTTCTATGAAGGAATGCGATGTGGAATCTTATTATTCTTTATGTCATAAGGAGTTTAGCTTGTATGCACGTATTCCTTGAAACAGGGATATATACCCTCTATAAGAGGGATATAGGGAGTGATTTTATGTTGGAGCTATTATCGGTACCGATCGCTGGATTATTATTCGCTATACTTGGTGATAAACTTAAAAATAAAGATGATGACCGTAAAAAGATACAAGTATTTTTTGAGGTAAGTGGAATTGCTATCCGGATTGGGGAGAGATTACAGTATCCGGTTTTTCTTGAGCAAAAAAATGATGATCGAAGCACAACTTATGTATATCGTTTACCGGTAGGGATGCCATCTAAATTAATACAAAAGGTTGAAGATGTTGTTTCTGAAGGATTAAACAAACCCGTTCGAATTGATTACGACAATTACAAATTAAATATTCGTGTTTTTCATAGAGATATACCGAAAAAATGGTCATGGTCTACGGATTTAGTGACACAAGGGAAATGGCGTGTACCAATGGGCCAAAGTTTAGAAAAACTTATCTACCATGATTTTGATAAAACTCCACATATGACACTAGGTGGTCTCACCCGAATGGGTAAGACGGTGTTTCTAAAGAATGTAGTTACTGCACTTACTTTAGCGCAACCAGAGCATATAAATTTATACATTATTGATTTAAAAGGTGGTTTGGAGTTCGGGCCATATAAGAATTTAAAACAAATAGTTTCCATTGCTGAGAAGCCCATAGAAGCCTTTATGGTATTAAAGGATATTCTTGAGAAGATGGAAGAGAAAATGCAATACATGAAAGATAGACATTATACAAACGTTGTAGAAACAAGTATTAAAGAGCGCTCTTTCATTATAGTAGACGAAGGCGCTGAATTGTGCCCTGATAAAAGTATGAAAAAGGAGCAACAAAGATTATTGGGGGCTTGTCAACAAATGCTTTCTCATATAGCGCGTATAGGCGGTGCTTTAGGATTTAGATTAATTTTCTGTACACAGTATCCGACAGGAGATACATTACCACGTCAAGTGAAACAAAATAGTGATGCGAAATTAGGTTTTAGATTACCGACTCAAACAGCTTCAAGCGTTGTTATAGATGAACCAGGATTAGAATCAATAAAAAGCATTCCTGGACGTGCAATTTTTAAAACGGATAGGCTTACCGAAATACAAGTTCCTTATATTAGTGATGAAATGATGTGGAATTATTTAAAACAATATGAGGTGGAGAAACATGAGGATGCAAACGCATATGCAAATCAACCGTCAAATGGCGATACTTGCGACGATTAGGAAGCTACAGTTTGCAACAAGAAGGCATTTAATGAGTGTGCATGAAATGGGTGGGATAAGAAATGCAAATCGAATTATGAAGGATCTCTCTTCTTACACGAGTAAATTAACTCATAATAAAGAATATGTTTATTATTTAAATCGATCAGGGCACAAGTTATTTGGTGAAGGAAAAGTAGTTCATCATAGTAGAGTAGCACATGCTATTTTACGTAATGAAGCATGGTTACAACTATTTTGTCCGGATGATTGGCAGGTTGAAACAGAAATAAGGTATATAAAAGATGATAAGAAAAAGAAGATTATTCCAGATGTGAAGTTTCGTGATGAAGATAGGATACTTCACGCAGTAGAAATAGATCGTACTCAAAAGATGGTAGTCAATGATGAGAAATTAAAATGTTATGAAGAGTTTACTAAAATATATAAGCAAAAATATAAAGGAAAAGTGCCAGTTATCCATTTCTTCACTATTACAAAATATAGAGAAAAGAAGTTGGAACAACTGGCAGCAAAATATGATGTGTTTGTAAAAGTATATGTAATCCAAGAAATTTAA